CTTATGAAGTTACTGTATGGGCACAATATACGCAACATATGAATCAAATTATTGAAAAATTGATGTCATCTTTTTTGCCTCAAGCGCAATCTTGGAAACTAATAACTCCAAAAGGATATTGGTTTATTGCTTCTGTTGATGGCGGAAATTTCAATATTGAAACAAATTTTGATGATATGTCTACGTCCGAAAGATATATCAAGTGCAATATTACTTTAAAAGTGCCGGCTTACGTATGGGCTTCTTCAGCGCCGGGAGTTCCCGTGCCTGTTAAAAGGTATGTTTCATCTCCAACCGTTGATTTTAGTACCACTGTCATAGATGAAAAAACGCCAGAAGAATATCAAAATAACACGATATTAGGAAGCGATGATCCAACCTTGCCCCTTGACGACCAAGGTAATTCTAAAAGCGACCAAAGAAGACCTGGATGGAATTCTAGAGTTGTTCAACCATCAAATTCTATAGAAAAAGTTGACTCAAACGATCCTGCTTTAGCTAGTTTACCTCGTGGTCTTAAAGCAGGCGTGTATCGTAAGATAAAATTAGGTAATGAAGTTAAATATGTAAAAATTATAACAGTCAACCCATCAACAGGAGAAACAGTTTATTCTCCTACGGATTTAGTATGATTTTTTTGCAATACTAGCAAAAGTATGAGCGTTTTTAGATTTATCACTTTTTACGACATATTTAATACTTGAAATTCGACCTTGAAGGAGAACCGTAATGGCTGAGCAAATTTTTAGATCTCCAAATTTTTATGAACGTGAAATTGATCTTTCGGCACCAACTGTTGGAGGACCTGTGGGCACACCTGCAGGTGTTATTGGACCTTCCAACAAAGGACCCGCGTTCGTTCCTGTTACGGTTGCAAATTTTAATGAATTTGTTGAAAAATTTGGAAACCTTGACCCTAAATACTTTGGACCGTATGCTGTCAATGAGTTTCTAAAAAACAGAACTTCTTTGACGTATCTTCGAGTTTTAGGAGCAGGTGCAAATTCTTCATTGGCTGATTTTAGCGATACTGACATCAAGGGCACTGTAAAAAATGCTGGTTTTTCTCTTGGTGGAGTAGCCGCGGCGGCTGATAATCGTCATACAAAAGTTGTTCAATTTTTGGCTGCGCAACACACGGTATCCGCAAATGAAGCATATGGTATGCCGATGTTTAGCGATAATGATTCTTTCCCTGGTATAACAGCTGGAAGCGAAGTCAACTTAATTCGTGGCATGATTATGGTGCCTAACACAGCTCGTCTTTTTGTTCTTGATGGTGATGAAGCAGCACCGGCTGCAACTTCTGTCGCTATTATTGATGATCAAGCTCAAGCTAAAAATGTTAACGGCGGATCTAGGTTTAAGATTGTTATTTCTTCTTCATTAGGAGCGGCATATGCTAGCGATGAAGGTAAATCTGGCGTTAAGATTCTTACTGCTTCATTTGATCCGTCTGCGAACGATTATTTTGGTAAAATTCTTAACACAGATCCAGACAAGTTTTATTCTGAGCAACATTACCTCGCCGCTGACTTTGCTGTTGATTCACAGGTTGCTTCAGTTTCGGAAAACAACTATATTGCCATGCTTTCCGGTTCTGCTTTAACAGATCTCTCTTCAGGAGATCCAACTTTAACTTATCGAGAGATCTTCGGCGCTTATAACACTCGCTTCAAGGCGCCGCAAACTCCTATGTTTATTTCGCAACCTTTTGGTAAAACGGAATATGATTTATTCAAGTTTGAATCTTTAGATGATGGCGAATATGCAAACAAGCTATACAAAATTTCAATTGCAAACATAAAAGCATCTCCTGATAAGAAAAACAAATACGGTACATTTAACGTACAAATTCGAGATTGGAATGATACAGACACTAGCCCTATCGTTCTTGAGCAATTTACAAACTGCTCACTCGACCCCGACTCAGAAAACTATATAGCAAAATTGATTGGTGATCGTAAGGTCTATTATCACTTTGATTCTATAGACCCCGCAGAGCGCCGTCTTGCAGCAGCTGGAAAATATGATAATCAGTCAAAATACGTTAGAATCATTATGGCTGATCTTGTTGAAAAGAAGTTGGTTCCTGATACCACGTTACCTTTTGGATTCCGTGGTCCTAACGTTCTAAAGACTAATAATAACCTTAATGCTTTAGGGGTATTAACTCAAGGTACAGCTCGTCTTGGAGGCGTAGGCTTAACATTTGACCATAAACTTTCAGGTTCTGTTTTGCCTCCTATCCCTTACAGATATAAAGTTACCCGTGGGGAGGTTTCAACAACAGGCGCTACGGCTGGTTCGCCGGGTCCCAACGAAGTTACATTACCTTCTTTGTACTGGGGTGTTAAATTCGAACGTAACGCATCAACTCTTGATAACGAAGTACTTAATAACAACGTTATAAGCGAAAAGAACAATTTGATTGGTTCTTTGACACGATTTATGGGCATTGAAAAGCTTGATTCTCTTCACACAGGATCAAACGTTGATGCTTTCAATAGTAACAAGTTTACATTAGCAAAAGTTGCTCTTTCTAATACGTCTTTGACAGATGTAACAGGATCTGCATCAGCTCACATGAAAGAAGCTGCATATATTAGAAATGCAGTGCCTGATTCTACAGATTACACTGTTTCAGATGGAGTTGTTAACAATCGTGTTACGCTAGCTACCTTGTTAGCAAAAGAAACAGCAGCCAGCTATAATCGATTCTCTACTTTTGCAAAGTTTACAACTTTCATGTATGGAGGATTTGACGGTGTCAATTATCTCGACCGCGATTCACGTCGTTTAAATGATAAATCAGTTTCTTTTGACGCCGATGTGCTTTCAACCGGTGGCGCAGCTTCGACTTATGCTGCTGCTGGGTTTGGAACGTCGGTTAACGGCGCGGGTAAGGATAACAACGGAGTTTCTTCTTATAACGCAGCTGTAGACATCATGACAGATCCATTTACTGTCGGTATAAACATCCTTACTATACCAGGCATTCGTGAACCATATATCAACGATGTCACTTCAAAGAAAGTCAAGGACTACGGTTTGGCTCTTCACTTGATGGATATTCCTTCTTACAATGATGACGGATATCGCTTGTATGATGACTCTACATCAAAACCAAGTGTTAAAGAGACTGTCGATGCATTCGATGAACGTGCTATCGATAACAACTACGTCGCTACTTACTTCCCAGATATATTTATCGACGATACAACTAATGTTAGAAAAGTCAAAGTCCCTGCGTCTGTCGCTGCTTTAGGAGCTCTTGGATTCAATGATAGAGTTCAATATCCATGGTTCGCACCAGCGGGGTTCAATCGCGCTGCGCTTGATTTCGTGACAAACGTCGCGGTTAGATTGAACGTTGGAGATCGTGATCGTCTATACGATTCGCGCATTAATCCGATCGCAACTTTCCCAAGATTGGGCTACGTGATCTTTGGACAAAAGACATTACAAGTTAGTAAGTCAGCATTAGACAGAATCAACGTTCGTCGTCTTCTCCTCGAGGTAAAGAGGATAATTATCGATATCGCAAATCGTATTGTTTTTGAACAAAACACACCAGCGGTTCGAAATCGTTTCGTGTCCGATTCTGTTTTCCAACTTGGATTAATCCAGACTCAAGCTGGTATTGAAGCTTTCCAGGTTGTGATGAATGAAACCAACAATACCCAAGAAGACATTGATCAAAATCGTTTGAATGGTCGCATCGTTGTTGTTCCGACAAGATCAATCGAATATATCGCAATTGACTTTATCGTCACCAACTCCGGCGTCCAATTCGTATGAAAAAATGAAGTTATCAATATAGTTAGATTAGCAGAATGGAGCATCGTAGATGGCACAATTAAAACTAGGCGCAGCAGGTGTAACGGCAAACGAGATAGACGTTTCAGGTCCGGTAACAATTACCCCTACAGGAGTTCCAGCCGGCGTTATTGGTACCTCTCGAAAAGGTCCCGCATTTGTGCCTGTCACGATAGGCAACTCTTCAGATTTTCAAGCAAAATTTGGTACCGTTGACAGCAAGCATTTTGGACCAATCGCTGTTGTAGAGTGGCTGCGAAACGCTCGATCTGCAACTTATCTTAGAGTTCTTGGCGTCGGCGATGGTCTTAAACGACAAGACCTGAGCAGCGAGTATCCTGGATCTGTAAAGAACGCGGGATTCGTTGTTGGCGAGCAACAACCCAGTGGGACTCTTGGAAAACTTGATAAAAATCCATATGCAAATGAAAACGGCGATTTAGGAAGAACGTATTTCCTAGGTTGCCTTATGTCAGAA